TCATAGGTATATGCGGTTTTATCGGCAGCGGCAAAGACACAGTCGCTGACTTTCTTGTTAATTTCCACGAATTTAGACGCGAATCATTTGCCAGCACACTGAAAGATTCTGTGGCTGCGGTGTTTGGTTGGGACAGAACTCTGCTAGAAGGTCGTACAGCAGAAGCACGTGAATGGCGAGAACAGGTAGATCCGTGGTGGGCGGAACGCTTGGACATGCCTACATTGACTCCACGATGGGTGCTGCAATACTGGGGCACAGAAGTTTGCCGCCGCAGTTTTCATGATGATATCTGGATTGCAAGTCTAGAAAACAAATTAAGAAACAGCAAAGACAACATCGTGATATCAGACTGCAGATTTCCTAATGAAATCCAAGCCATTAAAAAAGCAGGTGGACAGATAGTTTGGGTTCAGCGTGGTGCACTGCCTGAATGGTACGATGATGCTGTTTCTGCTAATCAAGGGCATAACATTGGTATTAACAATATGAAACTGCGCAAAATACACGCATCGGAATGGGCATGGTTAGGCAACGAGTTTGATCATGTTATCGACAATAATGGAACTATAGATGATCTATTCAAGCAGGCGCAGAGCCTAGTAATCGGCCAACAGATCCCCTTGTTTCCAGAAGACTCCGTCCTTACTCAGTGTTAGTGCGCAGTTAGCACACACAGTTTTTAAATTGATATAGCGGCAATTATCAAGATTGCCATCCACATGGAATACCCTAAACACTTCACTATGCGGACATCGATATCCGCATTTGTCACACTGTGATTTTATCTTATAGCCAGCACGCTGCCATCTAGGTATTCCGTAGCTGAGCCCGTGTGACATACAGGTTTCACAAAGGCTTCGATAATAGATCCTATCGCCCTTTTTATAGTTTACAGCACGGGGTCTAAATCCGCATTTACATAAAGGTCTCATAAACATATTTAAAAGAACTGCACCTTTTTGACCCCTTTTTCAATTAGGTAAACGAGCCAATTTCTCCATACACCGCTAAATACATTGAGCAAAACTATTACCAGGAGAATAGGGAACATGGCACTTCAATCACCCGGCGTACAAGTTACGGTAATCGACGAGAGTCAGTATACACCTGCCGAGCCAGGCACAACACCTCTTATCGTTGTTGCCACAGGGCAAGATAAGACAAATGCAGCAGGCACAGGTACTGCTACTGCAACAACTAAAGCAAATGCTGGAAAAGCATTTAAAATGACGAGCCAAAAAGATCTAGTAGATTTTTATGGTGTACCTTTCTTTGAAAAGACAGCAAGTTCAAACCCAGTACATGGTGGAGAACGCAACGAATACGGTCTTCTAGCAGCATACAGTTTGCTAGGAGTGAGCAACGCAGCATTTATTGTTAGGGCTGACGTAGATTTAACCGAATTAGAAGCATCAGCATCAGCCCCGGGAGCATTACCAGACGATGGACAATGGTGGTTAGATACACGTTCTACAGCTTGGGGTATCCAAGAATGGAATGGGTCTTCAGCCACAGTAGTTGGTGGACAAAAGTTCACAACTAAGATTCCATATGTGTTAACAGATGATGATGTAGACAATATCACTAGCAATGCTCCAAAAACTTCTTTTGGTGCCACAGGCGATTACGCAGTAGTGGTAGAAACTGTAGATGGTTCTGGTACATTCACTGCTTCAAAAGAATATGCAAGAATTTATTACAAATCACCAGGTAACGGCAACGTTGCAGGCGGTGGCACAGCAGTAGCAGCAGGAACCTGGGTAAAACTAGGAAGCCAAGCATGGGCAGCAAGTTGGCCCACAGTTAAAGGCACTGTGGCAATTACTGGTAATGTTGCTGATGGTAATTTTGTAATCAACGGAACTACCGTTAATGTATCTGGAACCCCTACATTAACTACTTTGGCTTCTACCATCAATGGATTAACTCTTACAGGCGTAAATGCTAATGTAGTCAACAACAGGTTATATCTATATTCAAACGGCGCCACTGACACTGATGGTGATTCATCCAATGCCAATTCTATCACTGTTACCAGTGGTAGTATAAATGTCACGACAGTTTTTGGTATAACATCTGGATCAACATATCATGGTCCTCGTCTTGCACAAGCACCACACACATCAGTTCCAGCTTTCAAGATCGGTGACAATGATGATGATGGTACAGGCACGTTAGCTAACGGTCGTCCAACAGGATCTATATGGATCAAAACCACAGAACCAAACAGCGGTGCACGCTGGATCGTAAAGAAATGGAATTCAGCTACAGAAACATGGGTCACTGTAAACGCACCGATTTATTCTTCAGGACACTCTGCACTATACTACCTTGATAGATCAGGCGGCGGAGCAAATATTGGACAAGGTGAACTATTTGTACAAAGTAACGCAGAAGAAGACAGTTTATACGATGCAAGTCCAGAAACAGCAACGTTCCGTATTTGGAGCAGAGCTGTAGCAGCCAATTCTACAACTAAAATCACTTCACAGGCAATTACTGCAGAAGAAGTAGCAAATGGCAGTTTAATTTGGACTTTGAAACAATCGATTCCAGGCAGTGCTACACTAGTATCGAAAACTATTACATTCACAACTACAAGCAGCGGATCACCAGCTGTATCCAACGCACCTAGAGAAATCGCAGACGCTATCAATGCCATTGCAAACTTTGGTTTTGATAATTCAGACCCAGCGAACCCAGTTGAAATTCCTAGTTACATTGAAGCTAGTGTTACTGAAGATAACGAGTTGGTGATTGAGCATTTACAGGGTGGAGAAATTCGTTTCTCAGCCACAGGTGCTAGTTTAACTGCATTAACAACATTATTTGCACCATTTAATATAGATGCTCTTACTGGTACAGCTAATTTTTATACTTTACCAGCAAACTCATCTGAAAACTATGTGGCTTCAGGATGGAGACCACTAGCAGCTACGGATTTCTTAGCATCTAACAATGCTCCAAGCAACGATCCATCAGATGGTCAACTATGGTACAATTCTGCAGTTAACGAAATCGACATAATGGTACACAATGGCAACACGTGGGTTGGATATCTAGATGAATTTGCTAGCACCAAAGCAACAGGACCGACAGTTTCTGCATCAAATCCTTATACCGGCGGTGTAACATTTGTTGACAACGATCTATGGATCTCAACAGCAGATCTAGAAAACTTCCCAACAATCTATCGCTACAACAGCAACATTCAAGGTGTTCCTGTAAGCGAAAAATGGGAGTTGGTTGACAAAACTGATCAAACCACAGAGTCGGGAGTTTTATTTGCTGATGCACGTTGGGGTAAAATTGGCATTACTGGTAACACAGCAGCAACTATTCAAGCATTGCTGACAAGCAATTACTTAGACCCAGATGCTCCAGATCCAGCACTGTATCCAAAAGGTATGTTGTTATGGAATACTCGCAGATCCGACGGTAACGTTAAGAGATACGAAGTAAATTACATCGATCAAACTAAAGACAATGAAAGATACGATTCTACTAATTCACCTCTAGGTAATGCTGTAGTTACTGCAGAATCTATGAGTAGTTATATAGAAAAAGATCGTTGGGTCACAGCTTCACCAAACAACGAAGACGGTTCTGGCACGTTCCTACGCAAAGCACAACGATCAGTTATTGTTGCGTCATTGAAGAGTGCAGTTGATACCAGCCAAGAAATACGTGATGAAGAACGTCGTAACTTTACCTTAATTGCTTGTCCAGGATATCCTGAACTAATGAGCAACCTAGTTAACTTGAATATCGATCGTGGTGTAACAGCATTTGTTATCGCTGACACACCATTGCGTTTACCAAGTGATGCTACTTCATTAACCAACTATGGTTCTAATGCAGAACTAGTAACAGACAACAATGACGAAGGTATTGTTACCTATGACGAATATCTAGCTGTGTTTTATCCAAGTGGATTCACAACAGATCTAGGTGGTTCAAATGCAGTTGTTCCAGCAACACATATGATGTTGAAAACAATCGCTCTAAGTGACAATGCAAGTTATCCATGGTTTGCACCAGCAGGTACAAGACGTGGTGGAATCACTAACGCAACATCAGTAGGTTACATTGATGCCGCAACAGGTGAATTCCAAACTGTGGCATTGAACGAAGGTCAACGTGATACACTATATGATCAAAAAATTAACCCAATCACATTCTTCAATGGTGTTGGTTTAATCAACTTTGGTCAAAAGACTCGCGCAAGAAATGCAAGTGCGTTAGACAGAATCAACGTGGCACGGTTAACAGTATATCTACGCAGTCAGTTGAATAAACTAGCTCGTCCATATATCTTTGAACCTAATGATAAGATTACCAGAGACGAAATCAAACAGGCCGTTGACAGCCTGTTGCTTGAGTTAGTGGGTTTAAGAGCATTGTATGACTTTGCAGTTGTATGTGATGAAACCAACAACACACCAGCAAGGGTTGATCGCAACGAACTTTGGGTAGATATTGCTATCGAACCAGTTAAGGCTGTTGAGTTCATTTACATTCCATTGCGTGTCAAGAACACAGGAGAGATTTAAAAATGGCAATTACATCATTAAATAATTTATCAGTCCCAACCAACAGCGGTACGCAAGTACTGTTGATGCCGAAATTAAAGTATCGCTATAGAGTGACTCTTCTGGGTTTTGGTGTTCAAGCAGCTACAGAACTTACCAAACAGGTCAAAGACGTAACTAGACCAAAAGTAAACTTTGAAGAAATCACACTAGATGTCTACAACTCAAAAGTTTACCTAGCTGGTAAACATACCTTTGAAATGGTAACATTAACTTTACGTGATGATGCCAGCGGCGAAGTACAAAAACTAGTTGGTCAACAGATACAGAAACAATTCGACTTCCTAGAACAAGCATCTGCACGTTCAGGTATTGACTATAAATTCACAACACGTATCGAAGTTCTAGATGGTGGTAACGCTAACCTAGCACCAAAAATTCTTGAAACAATCAGTTTGTATGGTTGCTTTGTACAGAATGCAGACTACGGTGAATTAGCATACGGTACCAACGAAGAAGCCACAGTAGCACTAGCCATACGTTTCGATAACATGGAACAATGGGGCGCAGACAAGACCGCTACCAGCCTAGAAGGCGGTATTGGTGCAGCAGTAGGACGTCAAATCGCTACCCAAGCAGTAACAGGCGCATTAGGCACACAAGGCTAATAGCCACAGTTAGAATCAAAAGAACCCGATTAGTTCGGGTTTTTTTGTGACATAAATATTAGTATGGCAAATAAATTTACACGTTTTCTCAATGGTGTCGGTACAGGAATCACTAATCCCAAAGGATTGGTCAGCAACTGGCAGCATGCTACTCGACTGTTCATCGATGATACCTATCGATTATCTCCTCGCACAAAATTCAACTATTATGTTAGATTTGAAATAGACAAGACTGCACACAAAGCACCATCATTTACCGCCAGACACAGTGATGAAGTAGGCCTGCTTGTAAAAACTGTAGAGCTGCCAAAATATAATTTTGATACAGTAGTTAAAAATCAATATAATAGAAAAAAGATTGTTTATACAAATATCAATTATGAACCTATCAGTATCACACTACATGACGATAATGCCGGAGTCATAAATGCACTATGGGCCATTTATTATGGATACTATATCGCAGACAGACAAAATCCAGTATCAGCTTATAATGATAACAAATATCGTTCAACTAAAACTCCGCTGGATAATTTCAGATATGGTATGGACAATAATATTTCCGTGCCATTTTTTAAAAGTGTCAGTATCTATACCATGAGTCGAAAACGATTTTTAGGATACACACTGATCAACCCAAGAATAAAATCATGGAATCATGGTTCTGTAGATTACGCAGCCAATGAAACTCTAGAAAGCACAATGTCCTTGGAATACGAAGCAGTGAAATATTCTGCAGGTAACGTATCAAGAAATAATCCCAAAGGATTTGCTACACTGCATTATGATTCATTGCCAAGTCCTCTGTCAGTGGCTGGGGGTGGAGTTTCTAATTTAACTGGACCAGGCGGAGTGTTAGATGGATTAGAAAGCATATTTGGAGATTTTGCCAACGGATCTACTTTTGAAAGTTTTGGAGGATTTTTAGGTACTGCAATTAAAACAGTCAACACCTATAAAAATTTACAGGGTCTTAGCAAAGAAGGATTAAAACAAGAAGCCATTAATATTTTAAGTAATCCAACAAATATTTCTACCGCGGTGAGTACTGTGGGCGGAGTAGTTGGAGCGGTATTTCCTAAGAGTTCTACTAATACGGAAAGTACACAGGCTTTACCAAAATCTTTAGTAGATGGAGCACAATAATATGGCAACTACAAATTTACCATCACAGCAAGTTGAAGACAGTGGCGCAGGAACCAAACTATTTTTTAATAATTACGGTCAAGAAACATTAGAATTCAATGCCAACGATGTCAACAGCACTGTGAGCTTTTTTGAAAGCAAAGGTTTTGAAAAAGATGCGGCATTGGTAGTATCGACTGTGCTGTTGAAGCAGGCCAAACTAGACGGAACTCCTATATACCAGATCTTGCAAGGGCTTTTACAGTTTGATGGACTCAGCCTTAGTCAAGTAGTTGGTGAAATATTAAACAACAACAGAACTCCTACCAGCACTTTGGGATTTAGAACTCCCGATGTCAAAGTCACACAATCTAGAAACATCGCAGCATAATGGTCAAATTTGCACAGGGTCGTTTCGAAATGAAAAATCCCGATAAGTATGTGGGAAAGAAAACACCCTTGGCTCGCAGCTCATGGGAATTTGTTTTTATGCGCATGTTGGACGAACATCCAGGAGTAGAAAAATGGGCATCAGAAAGCATACAGATTCCATATAGAGATCCTCTCACTGGCAAGTATACCATATATGTTCCAGATTTTTTCATAGTCTACAATGATAAAAAAGGTGGCAAGAATGTCGAAGTAGTTGAAGTGAAACCCAGTAATCACACACTGATAGAAAAAGTAGGTAAGAGTCAGTATAATCAACAGCAGTATGTTAAAAACATGGCCAAATGGGAAGCTGCTAATGCTTGGTGTAAACAACAGGGTCTGAAGTTTCGTGTGATCAACGAAAATGAAATTTTTCACCAAGGCGGCAAACGGAAATAAGTATAGTATGACAAAAAAATTAGAAGAATTGTTTAATCTAGAAGCAGTCACGCCAGAAGCTGCGATAGAAATTGCTCCAGTGGAAAAGCCCACACATCAGGAAATAGACACCCTAGAAAAACAGATACAGGCTGTACAGGAAATCACTAGAGGACTGCCACAGATACAGGAACTTAACGAACTAGATGATAAAGAACTAGATCATCTAGCTACCAAAGCAGAACAGGCCTATGATGATCTCATGGATCTGGGCATGAATGTAGAAGTTCGTTATAGCGGTCGTATTTTTGAAGTTGCATCTAGCATGATGGGCAATGCTATCGCTGCCAAGACAGCTAAAATTGATAAGAAGCTTAAAGCCGTAGATCTACAGCTTAAAAAATTAAAAATTGACAATGATTCCGGAGCGGACCCCAATGATGTTATCAACGGACAGGGCTATGTGATCACCGATCGCAACGAACTACTTAAGAAATTGGGTCAAAAGGACTAAATACTACTATGAAGACATTTAAAGAATATCTTGTTGAAAACAAAAAAGTCTATAACTTTAAGATCAAAATCGCTGGCGATTTGCCTGAAAATTTTGAAAAGAATCTAAAAGAAAAATTAGATCGTTGTAAGGTTATGACTTTTGAAAAAGTTAAAACAACACCAATCCAAGCATTACCTTTGGATTTTCCAGATCATCCAAACATGCCCGTGAGCATTTTTGAAATCATCTGCGAGTATCCGATTACTGCTCCAGAGATCGCAGCTGACATTAAAGAAACAGGACTTCCAGAAAGTTGTTTCAGAGTGCGTGGCAGCGGTGAGCCTTCAGAAGAAGATCAGATTCTAGCTGCGGCTGAGCCCAGCGGTGAAGCATTATTAGCTGATGGACAATACAAAGAAGCTGGAAAAATCAAACACAAAGATTATTTCGGTGATGATTTCAACAAGGGATTTTTAAAAGATTTAGCGAAAACTACTAAAGAAAGAAAAAAAGAAAACGGGCAAGGTGAATATAAACTGCCTAAACATAAACAAGACAAGGAAGGTGCTAAAAGCGCCGTAGGGAGTTAATATGAACTTTAATGATTTAATGGCAAAGATGAGAGAATTGGATCAACCTGTGCCTGAAACTATTCAAGCACCAGTATCCGATGCTCCAGTTGAAGCGTGTGGAGATATGCCTCCGGCACCAATGGATTCAAAACCAGACACACCGCCACCATCTATGAGTGTTAATATCAATGCACAGGGAATGGATGATATTGGTGAGTTAATGAAACTTTTAACTAAAGTTAATCCAGACATGATCAATCAAAAGGATGCTCCTGCAGCACCAATGAGTATGGAGCCAACTATCACATCGATTGCGCCGAGCCTTCCACCATTAAAAATGTTACCCGACCTAGATGCAGACAATGACGACATGCCAGGCGGCGAAAAAGATATCGAAATCAAAGGTCTCGATCGCGACAACGACGGTGATCACGACATGGACGATCATGATGCTGAGAAAAAAGACAAAGAAGAAGCATTTGGTAATAGTGTAGATGATTCAGAACCAGAAACTAAAGATGTTGACTATATGGTTAACAAACTTGCAGGTGGCATAAACAAACCAAAACAAATGTTTAAACATAGTTACAAGCAAGGTGATAATCCGATGGCGATGCCAGAAGGAGATATTCGTGCAGCTATCCGTGCAGAATTATTACAAAGATTGGCTGAAGCTAAAGGAGCAAAATAATGGCAGATTTATATAATGATGACGCAGTAGGAACGGTAGTTAAGATTGATGCTAATAGAAAAGCCGTAAGAGATGTTACAGCAATTGATTTTTACGGAAATAAACCTTTAACATTTTTTACTGTTGATTTTGTAAATAATGCAAGCGGTGAAACAAACGAAAACGAAGCAATCAAAGCTGTAGTTGATATTATTTCTAAATATGCAACCATTGTAATTCGTGGTGATTTGTTTGACACAAATACACAAATGTTATTTGCTATAGAGCAACCCAACGACACTCAAAATTGGGATGGATTAGGTGCAGAAACATTAGTAGAACAAATTGAAGACGAAGCTATTGCTTTAGGCGCAACCTACGGTAATAATAGTTTTGACATGACCGTGATTACATGCACTGTTAGAACGTCGCTAGCATTATAATACATACATATACAACCAAATAGGCTCTTCGGAGCCTATTTTTTTCAGTAAATAACAGTATGGCAAAAAGTCTCGACGGTAATTTAATCAAAAAAGCTCACGCTCCTCAACGATACACGCTTGAGGAAGTCAAGCACCTTGAAGCATGCATGGATCCGGTGAATGGTCCGTTATATTTCTGTAAAAATTTCTTAAAGATACAGCATCCAGTACGAGGCGCTATCAAGTTTGATCCCTATGAATATCAAGAAAGATTGATACATGCTTATCACGATCACAAACAGACTATCGCTATGTTGCCAAGACAGATGGGGAAAACCACCTGCGCCACAGGATATCTACTATGGTATACCATGTTTGTACCAGAATCGCAGGTCTTAATTGCTGCACACAAATATGAAGGTGCACAGGATATCATGAATCGTTATCGTTATGGCTATGAAAACTTGCCAGACTTCATACGTGCCGGAGTATATTCATATAATAGAAACACTATTGAGTTTGATAATGGCAGTCGAATACAAGCAACTACTACAACAGAAAACACAGGTCGTGGTAAATCTCTTTCATTGATTTATTGTGACGAGTTTGCATTTGTGCAACCACCAGAAAAAGCCAAGGAATTTTGGACTGCGCTATCTCCCACACTATCAACAGGTGGTAAATGTATTATCACATCAACACCGAATTCAGACGAAGATCAATTTGCGTTAATTTGGACTGAAGCCAATAAAAAGTTTGACGAGTTCGGCAATGAACAAACTGTGGGATCAAACGGATTCTATTCATATTTTGCACACTGGGCTGAACATCCGGATCGAGACGAAGAATGGGCCAAGGTTGAACGCAGCAAGATCGGCGATGAAAGATTCCGTAGAGAATTTGATTGCGAATTCTTAATTTTTGATGAAACATTAATCAACGCAGTAAGACTAGCAGAACTTAAAGGCAACGATCCTGTGATGACCATGGGACAAACACGCTGGTACAAGGATATCGATCCTCGCTGCACCTATCTAATAGCACTGGATCCTAGTTTGGGCACCGGCGGAGACTACGGTGCCATACAGGTCTACGAAATGCCTTCGATGGAGCAGGTAGCAGAATGGCATCATAATCTAACACCTATACAGTCCCAGGTCAAACATCTCAGAGAAATCTGCAAGTATATCAATGATCGCGGAGTGGAAAAAGGTGGAGTACCGCAGATCTATTATTCAGTAGAAAATAACACCCTAGGAGAAGCAGCACTGATAGTGATCAGTGATCTAGGAGAAGAGAACTTTAACGGCTTGTTCCTCAGCGAGCCCATCCGTAGAGGACACATACGTAAATTCCGCAAAGGATTTAATACCACGCATCGTACAAAGATTTCCACCTGCAGCCAACTAAAAAATCTATTAGAAACACAGCGCATGAAGATAAACTCTAAACCCCTGATTTCTGAGCTAAAAACTTACGTAGCACACGGAGTAGGCTTTGGTGCTAAAACAGGAGAACACGATGACTTAGTATCATCAACATTGTTAATACTACGCATGGCCAGCGTGCTCAGCGACTGGGATCCTAAGATCTATGAAAAAATGTCAGAAAGACTCAGCGAAGAACAGCTACCTATGCCAATCTTCATCAGCACAGGATATTGATAAATACACTTATGGACGCAAGAAACAATATCGCAACAGATTTATTTTATAAAATACGCAGCCGTTTTACTGGCCTTAAATTAGGTGCAGAAACAGGCGAAATCACCATCAATCCAGAGCAAGCTCGCTTCTTTGATTTTGATTACATGGAGGGCGAACAGCCAATCGGACATGTTAGCATAAGCCTAGCAGAACCCAATTCTATGAAAGTGTATTTCAGCAATGGAATCACAGAAAGCATGGATGTGTCACAAAAAGCCAAATGGTATGGTTTCTTAAAAGAATTACGTATGTTTGCCAAACGTAGATTATTGAATTTTGACACTAGAGATATCGCTAAAGATAATCTAGACAAAAGAGATTATGCTTTCTTAAGTCAATATTCACAGCCAAAACCAACAACGAATACAGCAGTACAAACCCCCGTCGGAGAAAGTATTATGAGTGAAAGCAATCTATACGGTACAAAAACCGTTAGCTATCAGAAATTAGAAAACACAAGATTAATTATCAAACACAGTCAAGCATTAGCAGATGACATGGCGCCTGGTGCAAGAAGCCGCAACATTGCAGGCTTGTTTGTGGAAAATCAAGACGGTGAGCGATTTAAATATCCTTTCATTCATTTAAGTGGTGCTCGTGCAATGCAACGGCACGTGGCTAATGGTGGAAAACCGTATGACGAGATCGGTGAAAGCATTATTAGAATGAGCGAAGAAATTGCTCAGCTTAAGAGTTTTGGTAACTATGTTGTTCGCAATGATTTGATGAACAGCGATACTAACAATGTTGTTGAACGTTCGTCTGAACAGTTAAACAAATTAAGAGAAACAATTGCAAAATTAGCAAAACAAGGCCACTATGAGGCTTACAGAGAATCGTTCCAGGCGCAGCAACCAATGGAAGTTCCACAAGATGTTGTAGAACAATTTACAGATCAATTCACAGTAAAAAACTTCAAAGAAGATATCGCAAGTGTATTTCCTGTTTTATATAGATTGATGCAAGAAGGTAATACCATAGGCTATGACGACATAGTCGCTATGACACAACAAGATGAACTAGCCAACGAAGATGTGGAAATCGATACATACGAAGATCCATTTGCACGTTTTGAAGATTGGGCTATGGGACTTGGAGAAGAGTCTGCAATACAAAGTTCAGATCCAGAAGAACAAAAAGCAGCATTACAACAACTACAAGAATTAGTAGGACAACATTTCTCTGCGGGTGTAGATGGCTCAAATGCTATCGAAAGCCTAAAAGGCATCATTGAAGATCCTCAACTAAATCAAGAAATCAAAGCACAGGCCAAAGAAAATCCAGATTCATGCACACGCGGTTTGATCAAAGATTGGCTGGAACAAAATGCACCAGAGGCTCTAGAACAATTAGACTTTGGTGATTTTGTGGAAGAACCAGAAGCAGGTCAAGAGCAAGGTATGGAAGAACCAGAAACTGCGCCGCAGGAAGATGTTAATAAAAGCGACATACCTGCATACAAGAGACAGCAATCAGGAAATCCCGATGATAAACTATCGCTTGACGACTTAGAAAAAGAAAGAACAAAGAACATTAGCCATCCAGACAGACTAGCAAAGAATCGAGACGAAAAAGACGAAGCTGTAGATAAAGTAGAAAAAGACGCAGAAGGCAAAGTTAAATCTTGGAGCCACGAAGGCGATTGGGAAAAATCCAAAGGCAAAGATCCTCGTGGTAAGGTTACTCACATGAGTGATGTTGCTAGACGTAAATCACAAAAAATGGACACTAAAGAATTGGCAGAATTTATCAATTCATTCTATGATCGCGAATCAGGCACGTTCCCTAAAGGCCCAGAAGGTGTTTGCGTAATGGTAGGCAAGAAGTTCGGCGAACAGGCAGAACATGTGGCTCGTCAATTCGTAGAAAGAATGGCTCCGCAACAAACCACAGAACAAAATCCAGAATTGGCAGAATTATCAAGAATCAAAGAATTAGTACAGTACTAAGATTTCGTCGCAGTTGAGATCGGGCACTTCGGTGCCCTTTCTTTTGGCAATATGTATTGAAAAATATTTTTAAAAAATCATTGACAACACTAAATAAACAGCGCATAATAATACTATGCGTACAAGGCATAAAACATTTTAAGGCATAACATAGGAGGCATTATAAAATGGCATCATTAGCAGAAATTCGTGCAAAACTTCAAGAAGCACAATCAAAGTCCACAGG